GATGCATACCGCCAGATCCTCCGCCTGCAACAACAAGGAATTGTATTGTTCCATCAAAAGGATTTGGAGTTGCACTATTAGAAGCAGCACTTGCTGGACCTGTGCCAAAAGAATTTGTTGCAGTTACCGTAAATGTATAGGAAGTACCATTTGTTAATCCTGAAACCGTAACAGGAGAAGATGCGCCAGTACCAGTAAGTCCACCAGGACTTGATATTGCTGTGTAACTGGTAATTGTTGCTGGTATACCTAAGTCGGCTGGTGCTGTAAAGGCTATACTTGCGGACGTATCACCAGCTGTAGCCGTGCCAATAGTAGGAGCACCTGGAATTCTTGAAGGAAAAGGCCACACATTAATTTTTCTCCAATAAGCCGCTTGGTCAATTGTCCAAACACCAGATGCAGAATTTGTGGTTGGCGTAACTGGAGTCTTAGTGATTAGGCCGCCAAGATACTTTTTACTCATGTATTTTCCAATTCTTTAACTTTTTCCCAATATCCATCGCTTCTAGTGCTTGCATATTCAGGATCATGTTGGTCACCAAATATTTCCATTGTTTCTCCATCTAAATCACGCAACGCATACACGCAATAATAAATTGTATTATCTTCAAGCGCAGTAATTTTGTGTTGATGTTCTTTGCGAATCACAATAAAAGTTGGAGCCGTAAATTCTTTAGGTGTATTATCTTTAATTTGAACGCTGACCTTACCTGACACTAATAAGGTTACGTGGTCAAATTTGTGTTCGTGTCCATCAAAGGCTTCGCCTGCATGTTCGAGAACATTTTGTTTAACCCAAATGTTACCAAAGTAACCAAGTTCAAAAGTCTTCATGCTTCCTCAACAGGTGTTACCATAACATCGCCGTAATACAAGGCTGGATTTGTTGTGTACCAAGTGCAAGTATCTTCATTCAATAGAAAATCAGGGTGTGGTTTTGGTGGAATAAATGCGTCACGAATAGAATCATATGTAAAACCAATACCAGCATAATTTTTACGTAATGGTGTACCACCATTTAGGTGAACGCCGCCATAAGTATTGTAACTTGTTCGTTTACAAGTTTGACCACGAAATTCACCATAGTGTTGTTCCCAATCAATACCATCTTCGCCTTCATTTTTGCCAACGATGACTTCTGTAACAATATTATTAGAATCTAAAAATGCATAATGTGCCATAATTATTCCTTATCTGTACAAATAATAATGAGAGCCTGCAATTGTTGGGCCCAAATCGCCCATAAAATAAACAAATCCTTCAGTATGTTTGATAATAATTGTTCTAGTATATTGGTCATTAATTGCATTAGCCGATACGTCAACATTACCATTCTTACCATAATTTACAATCAAAACTACTGCCCCTGTGAAGTTATTCCAAACAAACAACCGGCATGGATTGTTGTCGTAGGAATTTCCAAAATCTATCATAACCTCACTAGTCTTTAGTGGCGGTCTCCACCATAGCCAGCCCCCGTTATCATCTCCTTGTGGAGCGCTATCATAGGTTTGAACAGCTGAAGCTCCATTCCAATTGTTATGTACTGCTGTAACAATACTCGGATAAGTTTGTGCGGCCTTATTAGAATCAGCGTACCAATTTGCAAAACCAGGTCCTGATTGGTTACCAAAAATAAGCGCATCAAATTGGAATGAACCAGGTTTTAAAGAACTACTATTAGCGGAGTAATCACTTGTGAATACAATTGTATTAGCAGCAGTACCAGTACGTACATAATTTAAATTTAAGTTGGTTAGATTAACTGGTATTCCATCCGCCGTGGTGTATGCAGGAGCTGTGTCTGCGCCACTTCCAGGGCCGCCCATTCGATTTACGCCACTCCACCGTGATGGCAATCCATATCCCCAATTGGCGGCAATATACCAGTTAGTTCCAAGAGAATCCGTACAATAATAAGTATGTGAATCTAAATATGTGGTGTTTGCCAAACCCATATTTGAAGAAGCACCCATAAGTTTATAAGGCGTGCCATTTATAGTGCCAGTCGGAGAAGCTATGTAACTACTTGCACCTTGAGTAGTATATACTGGCAAAGTAGTAGGACTCGGACTCGTACTGCTTAGGCCCGTCCAAGTGTTAGCTGCTACAGCCTGCATCTGTTGTGTGATTGTCCAAATTCCCGTGTAACTAGGCATTTTTTATTCCTTAGAAAGTAATATTGCCTGTACCAGCAGTGAATCTATAAACCCTGTAACCAGAACGTGATGGTTGGTCGTAGGTTAAACCACCACCAATAGTTAGTGCAGGAGATGTATTGGGATAAGCAATAATGACAACACCAGACCCACCATTCCATCCGCTACTTCCGGCGTTTTGAGACTTAGCACCGCCTCCGCCATTTCCTGAATTTGCAGTAGCATCTCCGCTAACAGTGCTTGAATAGTAGGCCTGTCCACCAGCCGCATAAGTTACACCAGAACCTGTAATAGATGATGGCGCACCTGCACCTCCAAGAGGCCCAAAAGGAGAAGAATTACCTGTGTCGTAGTTTGTAGCACTACCGCCCACCGCTCCTGCACCGCCACCACCGCCAGCTATCCAGCCTTGATAAACGCCCACATTGGTTGCTGTGCCACCGTTATTTCCTTGACCTGATGTTCCCGTTCCGCCTACACTAACTCCTGCGGCGCTAGTTGAACCATAAGAACCCCCGCCTCCAGAACCGCCAGCAACGCCAGCATTAGAGTAAGAACCACCGCCTCCACCGCCAATTGCAGTATATCCTGTTATTAGAGAGTTTGCACCGCTACCCGCCGTTGCTGCGCCATTATTATTTCCAGAGAACGCACCGCCTGCACCAATAGTGACTGTATACGTGCCGCTAAATAAAGCCGTGCCGTTTCCAGCAGTTAACAAACCACCGGCACCACCGCCGCCGCCACCTCCACCTCCACCTCCAGCAACAACAAGATACTCAGCAAGAGTTCCAGTTGGTGCAGCTGGAATCACACTATTAGAAGCCGCACTTGCAGGGCCACTACCAAAACTATTTGTAGCTTTTACTGTAAATGTATAAGCTATATCGTTAGTCAAACCAGTAAATGCAATTGGAGAAGATGTGTTTGAACTTGTAATACCAGTATTTGAAGTTGCTGTATAGCTTGTAATGTTGCTGGCTCCAGAATTTGATGGAGCTGTAAAAACTACATTCGCAGTAGTATTCCCAGCAGTAGCCGTGCCAATCGTGGGCGCATCAGGCACTTTCAATCCAGTATAAGAAGCGGTAATGAAACCGCCTAGGTAGCGTTCGGACATTTGTTATACTTTAACTAATTTCTTCCCAAGAACATAAAACGGATAAACCATTTGCTGATCCGGATTTAATTCCTATTGAACGATTTTCTTCCAAATAGAAAGATGTGGATTTATCAGTAAGAATCAAAGTAGCATCAGCGGGAACACTAATTGTAAAAGCAATTGGAAAACCAGTTCCTGCTAAAGCTGCTTCTGAGTATATATTACAAGTTACATCAATAGCATTAGCTCCGTCTTTATTTGCTACTAGAATAGTATTTACTTTATATACTTTTCCACTTGAAGCTGGATTACTTAGTAAACCAATCTCAGTATTTGAGGTTAATATTTGTGTGTTCGAATTAGCATTAATTAGTGCTACGTTGACAATATTTGGTGCGGCCATTTAGTTTATCCTCCGAATACAATAGACATAGCTATTGCCTTTCCTGTTGTTGCGCCGGGTGTGGCAAGTTTTGCGTTTGTAATTGTTGCGTCAACGATGTTATTTGCGTTGATTGCTGTCAGGCCAATCTTGTCGCCTGTAATAGCAGCTGATGCAATCAAATTAGATGTAATAGCTGTAAGACCGATTTTATCACCAGTAATAGTTGCTGATGCAATTAGATTGGATGTAATTGTTGTTGGTGCAATCTTGTCACCAGTAATAGCATTAGTCTGAATCTTAACTGCGGATACAGAAAAATCTGATGGAATATGTGGACTAGCACCAATTCCAAGGAACAATACTTGAATGTTATTTGTGCCTGTTGGCGGTGCTTCTGAGAAAGTAAGTGTTGTACTAGATACCGAATATGTATCTGTATGCTGGCGAATACCACCAACGAATATTAGAATCGAAGAAGTAGCTAATGGTGCTTCACGCAAGGTGAAGTTGACTGTGCTATTGTCACCATTGAAGGAGTCAATAGCAAAGGTCGATGATGTGGGTTGATTTCCTAGGTAGGCCAATTTATTATCCTTTTATATTATCTATTTATTAGGGTTTGGTTGGCCAAGTAATACTAAAAGGATCGGTTTGAGTTGTAACATCCCTTAATGCCTGACGATATGCTGACCATTCGGCTGCTCTCATCC